GGTGTTTTCTTATAAACGAAATTAAATACCAATTTATTTGTTAAATTAGAAAAAATCTGTATCCTATAATCGGCTGAACCATCGCTATTTGTTCCGAAATATTCTTTTAAAGTAAAGTTTTTCAGCAATGACTGATCAAAATCGTTAACTATATCCTTAATCAACGTGATTCTTTCTTTTCTTGTACCGGTATTTACCAAATTCATTGTCTTTGATGATTTTGGATCTAACTTAAGATTAGGACTGGATGCCTTGGTGATTTTTACAATCTCGTTTTTTATCGCTTCAAGTTCTTCACTTGAAGGTGATTCTTCCAAGACCTCCTCGATCATTTCGAGAAGCATTAACAAATTATCAGACATAATTTAACCTCACATTATCTCGTCGGCAAGACCATACTTGACTGCCTCTTCGGCAGAGAGATAGATGTTTACCTTTTCATTAAGTAGTTTCTCCAACTTCTTGCGGGTGAACTTGGTGTTGTCAACCATAGCAGTGATGTAATCGTCCTGCAACTGCTGGATAGCCTCAAGTTCGTTGGCTAAGTTGGGTAGGGTGCCAAAGTTACCGGCTGCTACGTTGTGAATCATTACGCGGCAGTTGCGTCCAATCTTGCGCTTACCCTTTGTTCCTGCTGCGAGGAGTAGGGTGCCTGCGGACATAACCTTTCCAACACCAATTGTGTGGATTTCGGTTTCTTCCATAACTCTCTGCATAACATCATACATTGCAAACATATCGTCAGCGGAGCCACCGTAGGTGTTGATGTAAAATTCAACAGGCTTCTTTTCCTTGTCTTCGGGAAGAAGGCGATTCATCTCGTTGAGGTAAAGCAGAGCCTGTGTTAACTCTGCAATCTTCTCATCCTCGACGGAGGAGTATAAACCAATGACACGAAGGTCCGGTTCCTTGGGTGCATCGCCCCCAAGAAGCTGCTCTAGACTGATAGTCTTTAGTTCTGTCTTCGGTGCCTCTTCTGCTTGCTTAGATGCAGTTTCCGCAGCAGGGCGCGGGAGGATTGTTTCAATAATCTTGCCGATAATCTTTCGCATCATTTGTTTTTCTCCTTTGAAAACATTATTGCTGTAAACTTGTTGTTGTTTAGGAATCTTTGTGAGCCTCTCCAATCACCAAACTCTAGTAGTTGCTTAAATGGCTCAGGATGGACCTGAAGTAAGTAGGCGATAGAATTGTCTTTGTAAGTCTCAATTGCCTTATTATGATCTAACTTGAGACTTTCATACTCTTGGTGCCCATAAGACTTATCATTCTTTCTAAGGGCTTCAAGTTTGTTTGTATGGGCATAGTATAGATATTCTAACCCCTTGTTGATAATTGTCAAGTAGAAAACATATGCCATCTTTACAATCGAAGCAGCAAGCCTCGTTGATCTCAAGAAATATGTTGCAGAACAAATAATCCATCCTAGCAAGAATGAACACCCACCAATCAAAATTATCGTTACAATTTCCATTGTCTCTCCAAATGAAATAACCACCTAGGTATGGTTACCTAGATGGTTATTATAACGGCTCAGGAGATTTCTGTCAAGCTATTATTTTGAAGCCAAGCGACGGAAGATGCGTTCAGCTAGCTTGTTCGCTACATCTTCTTGCTTCTTCTCACGGAGTAGGCGGGCAGCAACGCGGCGAGCGACTTCTTGTACAATGTCTTCGTCACTTTCCATCATTGGTTCATCTGCGTCATCATCCATACCCATTGGGGCTTCGGGAGCGGCATCTGCCTCTAGATCACCACCTTCATCGGCGTCAACATCACCCCTCATATCCATCTCATCATCGCCACCAACTTCTACGTCAGCATCGAGACCGAGTAGGTCAGCGAGCTTATCAACGATATCTGCAAACTGCTCTTCTTTTCCGCCGTCAGCAGCCATAGCAGCATCATCGTCCATGCCCATGCCTGCGGGTTCACCCATTTCGGCGTCCATTTCCATTTCTGCGCCACCTTCGGGGGCGCCCATATCCATTTCCATCTCGTCATCCTGCTCTGCAAGGTCTTCATCTTTCTCGTCGTCCTTGCCGGGCATCATGGAGCCATAGGCTTCTTCCATCTTCTCATCATGATCGTCGTCCTTGGCAGGCGGCTTGGAGTCCCGAATGGCTTCATCAAGATCTTCATCTTCTTCTTCGCGAATAGCCTTCTTCTTCTTGCGCATTTCGTCAAGGTCATCGTCGTCGTCGCGTTTGCCGACTGGTAGTTCGCCACCCATTTCCTGTAGTGGCTTAATGTTCGCTAGCTTCATGAACTGGCGAATCTCTGCTTCTGTCAATAGTGTTTTACGAGCCATAGTTTTAAATCTCCTTTAAAAACTCAAAATAAATAGTCAACGTCACCCGAACTTGCCAATAATTCTTGACCTTCGGGTAACCTTTTCTTCAACTTAACTAGTGCTTTATCTTGTATTTGCTTTATTCGAGCAAATGACAAGCCTTCTCTTTTTGCGATCTCACGTAGAGATAGTGGACCATTTTGATAAATTGCAATCATTGTGCAATTGTGGTCTTCTTCATAATCAATGTGGTATCTACAACCACTCGCGGCGCAACATTCTTTATCTTTTAAACATTGCTGGGCGCATATCATTAGGTTTTCTTTTTTCATAAGTCTGGAAACTCCTCTGCTATTAAATCAAATAGCTTTTGTTTGTCTGAATCATCGAGGAGCCCAAAGTCTTCTAATACTTCTCGACCCTTCTTTCTCAGCTTCAGTGACTTTTTAAACCTGTTCTTGGATAATTTCTTGTGTTCAATCGCGTAATCATCCAAAAAAGCTATAATGTTTGGGTCTTCCTGAAGCACGCCATCTATGACAGCGCGAAAAAACTGAGACGCAGCGAGATTGCTATGCCTCAGCCTTATCAATAGTCTTGCATGGTCGTCGTCATAAACCCAAAAACGAATAGACTTTGTGTCTTCTCCGTAGTTTGGTTCATCAGACATTACCACTGCCTCGTCTGAATGTGTGTCTTGCTCTCGCCAAGACCTGCGGGCGTCTGTCGGACAAAGTTAGCCTTGGCTTGTAGTTCCGTAATGGTCCGAGCGCCAGTGTATGATAATCCAGAGCGAATACCTCGCTCCAAATCGCCAAGAATATTACGAACCTTGCCACGATAAGGAACAGTGCTGGAGACACCCTCAAACGACGAGTATCGCCCTCTCCAATCCATCTGTGCTTCCTTTGAAGCCATGCCGCGATAGGTCTTGTATTTCATGCCAGTCGCGTCTGTAAAGACTTCTCCGGGCGTTTCTTTGGTGCCTGCAAGCAAGGAGCCCAACATAACGGCGTCCGCTCCTGCGGCAAGCGCCTTCACAATATCACCAGAGTTGCGTATGCCGCCGTCTGCAATGATAGTAACATCGCGGTCTGTGCGAGAACAATCGATGATGGTTTGCAAGCCAGGGTGCCCGTGTCCCGTCTGAACACGGGTAGAACAAATTGAGCCACCACCAATGTTGCAACGAACTGAATCAGCACCCCAATCTGCTAGATCATTAATTCCTTCTAGAGTTGCAACATTGCCAGCCATAATATGAAAGTCAGGCGGTAGCTCTTGACGAAGGATATCAAGTGCTTCCTTCATCTTTATATGGTGTCCATGCGCAACATCTACACAAACAAAATCAGCGCCTGCTTCTAGACATAAGTTTGCTCTCTTGACATAATTGTTGTCAATGCCGATCGCAAAGCCAATATTACTGGCACCACCACATTTGGCTCGCCTGACAATCTCTGCTTGCTCCTGTGCTGTGTTGTATCTGTGTATGATTGCGGAGCCGCCTTCTTCTGATATAGCTCTCGCCATAAAGTTTTCAGATATTGTGTCCATTGGGGACGCAAAGATCGGTAGCTCCAACTTTAATCCGTTCCCCATGTAGGATGAGATATCCACCTCAGTTCGGCTGCGAATGTCAGAATACTGCGGGAGTAACAGTACATCATCGTATGTTAGTGCTGTTTCCATGTTATCCTCTGTTGTCATCAATGAACTTTCGGATTGCTACCGGATGAAACCACATTTCCTTGTGCGGCTTCGCCGGGTCATCCATGAAGCGTATCCGGGGGCGAAGCCCCCCGGTGCGAACATGGCAGATTGAGGGCACGCCCGAAAAGCCATACTTTTTTTCCAGTCCCTCGCCCTCTTCCATGTTGAAAGCATAAAAGTGCATGCCTTCGTATTCGTCGGAAATGTCTACGAACTCGGGCTTGAGTGCGTGACATAAGTGGCAATTTGAGCCATATAACTTAATTACCACTTCATGTTCGCCGTTAACTTTTCCACCTAGAATTTGTTCTAGGTTGCGACGGTTGATTCTACTTACTGCCATCTTCTATCCTCTCGATAAGTCGATCGAGATACCAACGAGCCTTCTTTAGGTCTTCAACCGGATTAGCCTTGTGTTGGTGCCTCGCAACATACTTTACCACGTTGCCTGCATTGAAGTCAAGCTTCCAATCTTCGATTGCGTCAATTACTTCGATGTTTCCGCTGTTGTAATGTGACGGATGGTTTACGGCTTCGCGGTGTGCGATGTTTTCAAGTCCACTTAGTGTGGTCTTATCATACTTGTTGAATGGGTCAGTCTTGGACATTTAGTGCTTCCTGTGCTTTTTGAATACAATCTGGACAAAATAGGGAAACCCGTGTTGGGTTTTCTCGAACAACCACCCGCCATGTGGTAGCATGCTCTTTGGATTTGGGGTCAAATGCGGCTTCACACGCCGAACATGCGTCTGGTCTGTGGCTAAAGGTGGAAATTTTTTGGGCGAGTTTCTCGTTGCCTTTATTCTTCTTCTTTAGGCGGCGCCGCTGTGCTCTATTCACGGGCGCTCCAATCCTGTGATGCGTGGTCCGTTAAACGATGACTGGCGGAATACCACCACTGCTGATGGGAATGGTGCGCTATTTGTCTCGTCACCAAACTTGATACGACCACGGACAAAACGAATCTCGTCTGCCTTCATCACATAGTCGTGCCAATACTTGGTATCAGTGCGGGCAGGAATGAGCATGACGACCATTGTATCATCTTTTTGTCCTTCCTCATAGCCCTTCTTTACCCAGTCTTTCAGA